GAGGTTGGTGGTTGCACCTTCGATGTAGTTGGTGCGGGTGGTCGTCCAAAACGTCGTGTGGTTGGACAGGAAGGTCGTCCACACAAGACGATTCAGGCGACGGGCAGCGCCACGACCGAGGCGGGTCCGAAGGTCATCGAATGCGCTAAGGTCGTCGTTGATGATGTCGCGGCGGGTGAGGCTGAACATCTTCGCGTAGGTGTCAGCGGATCGAGTGTATGACTCTTCGCTGATCTTGCCGTGCTTAATCACGCCACCGGGGCCGAGTTCCTCGTATTCCATGTCATCGAGGAGGCGGTAACTGGTGTGCGTCTTGAAGTCGGAAACGGACTTAATCTCAGCGATTTCAGTCCAGTTGTTGGCCACTTCTTCGAAGCCCTGCAGCTGACGGTTGAGAATCCGGCCTGAATGTTTCGGCCGAATGCCCACGTCATCACCTCGCGGAGATTGCCGTCGTGCAACTTCGTGCCAGGCATGACAGACATGCCGTTTGCGGCAGCAGCCATCAGCATCACTTGCTGGAGGCCAATGCGTCCGCGAAACTGCGTCTGTGCAGCCTGCAATTCAGCGTCCGTGTATTCCTTATCCGTGCCCTTGTGACCACGAGCCATTGAAAGGCCGGCCTGAAGGATTCGGGATGGATCACCGCCGTTCTGTGCAGAGACGAACGAGGTCGGGCGAGTGCGGCCGCTGGAGACTTGCCGCTTGAGGATTTCCAACTCCACCTTTTCGGCGGACCAGTTGTTTTCAAGCGCGGCTGCGATCACGTCGGGGTGCCCTGCGGCTTTCGCCTGGATCTCAGCGTGCTGGCGATGAATTCCAGCGATCTGCTTGCGGAGTTCTGCGGCTGCGGTCAGGTCGAGCATGGCGCCTGCAGCAGCGGTTTTTTGTTCTGGCATTTGTGCTGCTGACATAGCAGGCATTTCCTTTTTGTTGGGGTCAGTGTGTTCTTCAGCCTGCACGGGCGGGGCTGACTTCATTTCCCACGCCTGCATAAGCGTGGCCTTGTTTTCCGGCGTCATGTTGTCCAAAGACAACCCAAGCTCCTTCAACCAGTCTTCAAATGACACGGCTGCACCTCGTAACATTGCGGCAGCCGCGGCTGCCAGGTTTACCGCGGTCGCGCCGTCTGCACCCATCGGCAGAACAGACGTTTCGCGGAGGACTGCACGACGAGCGAGGATGAATGGGCCGTTTTGGATGCGGCCATTCACCTCAACAGACTCACCGGCTTTGACTTCAATTTCTTCGATGATTCTGGCGCCGATACTGGCCTGCCACTGATGCCCGGCGGCGCCTTGCTGCAGAACGCCTTGCACCTTGTCAGAGACGCCTGTAACGGGGCCTGCAAGCATTAGGCTCTGACCATCGTTTGTGATTGTGTCTGTGACGCCCAAAGTGGCTTCGACGCTGTTTTGGTGGTCGAGTAGGATTGGAACATTGCCCGGGGCTTCGAGTCCTGCGAGGTCAACGACGACAGGCAAATCAAAACCACTTACTGGCAGGGGTCCGCCAGTGTATGCAAGAATTGAAAAGCGGCGGGGCTTTGTGCCTTCGGCGGCTTTGAGTTGTAGGGTTGCTGTGAGTGCGATTGGTTTCATTCCTCATCCCTCGCGTCCATTTGTCGCATCACCTTGTTTGCCCATGCCTCGCCTGCGTCGCCACCCCACAGAGCCCACGCAATGCGGCCATTCGACGGGAATCCATCTTCGCCGGGACTCCAGCCTTGCCCCTTCTGGTCTACTTCGTGCCGCGGAAAGTAACGGACCATGCGGCTAATAGTTTCAGGGCTGACTGCCTTGCCGTTGCTTAAATCGCGTGCGCGTGCTATGCCAATAGCGGTGCCACCGCGGCCATATTCGCTTCGCCAGTCGAGCCCCTTCTGGGCTTCCTTGCGAACGCCAGCGGGCGGGGTGAAGTCAATGCCGTCGTATTTGCCGGCGGCTTTCAGGCTTGCGGCGGCTTCAATCTCGCTTAGTTCGTCATCGCTGACTTCGTCTTCCAAGGCGTCATCGATCAGGGCTGTGATGCGTTCGTTGCTCAGTCCGATTGATGCCAGTGTCTGCTCTGTGAATGCTCGTGAGGCTGTGCCTTCAGTGAGTTCATCGAGTGCGCGGCGGATGCGTTTTTGGTTATTTGAAAACGCTCGCTGCCCGATGGTTGTGTATTCGCCGGCGGCCTGTGCAGGCGCTTGGAGCGGTTGAGACGCTGACAGAGGCGCCGCCGGCTGTTGTATTCCGAAGGTCTTAACGAAAACGGCTCGCTTATATTCTTCGACGGAAACACCGAAGTCGGCAGCAGCGCGGGCTGCTTCCATTTCCCAATCTTTGCCGCGTCGTGCGTGTTCTTCGCTGAGCGTTGATTGGCCAGTAGACAGGCGGGTTGCGGCGGCTGAAGCGGCTTCAGTTGCGTCGAGTTCCGGGAGTGGCGGCCATGTCCATTGGTGGGCAATTTCGGCGATGCTGGGAAGGCCTGCGAGTAGTCCAGGGACGAATACTGCAGACTCCAAAAACCACAGCCAAACACGATCGACAATAGCCCATGTGATGCGGTCGCGTTCGACGTGCACTTCCGGAGCCCAAACGTTGGCCATGTCGCCTTTGAACGAGCTGAAATTCGCGTCTTTTCCTGTGCCTGCCGCGAGCGTGTACGGCATGTTGGTGCAACGGCAAAAACTCATGAGAGCCTGTCGCTGGAACATTTCATAAAGCGGTCCAGGCTGCTTTGGTTCAACCTGCCCGATATCCCAGCCTTCCGGCAGGGTGGTTAGCATGTTGCGGGTGATTTCAATTTCAGCAAAGTCTGCAGCACTGGCGGCGGGTGTCACTGCTGGGCCAGTGGCTTTGAGGTACATGGCGAAGTTGGCGGCAGTCTCTGCTGAGTACAGCGTTGCGAGTTCCTGCCGTCGCATAATTGGCAGGGTCTGGAGTGCTGGTGTTGCACGCGGAATGCCTCTGGTTTGCCCGGGACGCTCGGCACGAAACAGGTGCAGGACTTCACTGGCCGGATACCAGTTGCCACTCAGAAGACTAACAGGCGCCGTCGAGCCCGGGTGGCTGTCGTAAACGTAAAACTCCAGCTCGTTTAGTGACTGGTCGAATCTGACACCGTCATCGACGAACGGGTCCTGCAACTGACTCTGCTGCCACGGCATGGCGATCTGATCGGCTTCGAGTGGGAGCAGGTCGAGGCTGAGTGGATACCACTTTGGCCGGTCCGAACGCATGACGAAAACTTCGCCATCTCGCCAGTATGCTTCAACGGCAGTCCGCAGGATGTCCGCAAAATCAACGCGGGCGGTCCACTGTCGCCACGCTAATTCAAGCCGTTGATTGGCTGTGGGATCTGGCGTGAGGACTTGCAAACGCGGGCCACTGCCGACGATGTGGTTTACCGCGGTCCGGAGGATGCCAGCATACCACGAGTTGTTTTCAGACTCGTACCGGGAGCGGATACGAACAACACGACGAACGGCAGGGGATAGAGCGGCGCGGGCTGCGAGGCCGTCGGCGTGCGTCCAGTGTCTGCGGTTTTCCGGAGTCGTCTGTGCGAGGTCGAATTTAGCTCTCACCTGTGGCGGGGCTGGCAGCGTTGCGACTGCAGTAGACTTGCTGCGGCGTCGTCCCATTAGTGCCCTCCTGGCGGGACGATGCGAGTAATCATGGCTTTGAGGCTGCCGACTGGGTCAGCCATTGCCTCTTTGTTAGCCAAGTGCTTTTCGTATGCGATCAACTCGGCAAGCGATCGGCGCGTGACTGTAACGCCATCATTAGAGACGCTGGCGGCCTTGCTGACTTCGGCTTCGAGTTGTTCTGCGGGGGTAGTCATGTTGGCAGCATTGCAGGCGACTGGCCTGCGGTAAATGCTGCTGTGCTATTAGTAGCACTTACTACTCACATGGATCAGAAAACGATCGTTTCCCGCGGGGCTGGTGTGTTGAGAGAATGCGTTCTGATGTCGTGTTGATGCGGTGGCAGGCGGGGCAGATACGCTCGCGAAGAATCAGCCCCTCTGTGGTCTTTGTGCGATTCACTCGCGGCAGATTCTCTCCGCAGTGCTGGCATTGCAGCCCGCTGCCCGGAAGTCGAAATGTTGGCCTGTCCTCATGCACGGACGGCTCCCGGTAAAGCGAAGGTCCGGCGCTCTGGTCTGGCTGGTCGCTCTCCTGCCATCCCCACTCCGACGATACTTGCCCCAACACAACAGCCGACATAGCAGTCCCACCAGTCATTATCGCGTCCAGGTATTGCCTCCCATACCACTCCTGCAGCACCATCATAACTGATTTGCTTTGGGTTTTCGCTAGTCAAATGCTCCACGAGTAGACGATTTGCGCGGTCTTCGGTGCCTGGGAGCAGAACGGCGGACGGTGCACCGATCGTGGTTTGGAGCCTGCGGGCTGCGTGGCTCTTCCAGATGTTGGTGTCGTACTGAACATGGGTGGGCGTCTCGCTTCGCTTCTCAACCCAGTATTGCCCGTTCTGTCTGTCTTTGTGCTGGTCGCCCCATAAATGTACAGGCTTGCGGCCGGGCTTTGGGGCGAAACCTTTTGACGGTCGGATGCGGTTGCGATTTGCCGAGGCCATGATCTGTGATTCAATTCGGGGCTTTTGTTGCCCGTCGGCCCAGTCTTTGAGGATGATGTCGAGGCCAGGGAACTGCTTCAGCAAATGGGCTTCGAGTTCGTTGTGAGCG